GAAAGCGTCAACTTGATAATCTACTGGATTTACTAATCCCTCATTGTCTGAATGATTGTTAATTCCGTTTGACCATCTTTCAATTGCATTTCTGATACTAAAGTCAGTATCGTTAATGATTGTAGTTGTCCACTCTGCAAATTCTCTATCACCTGCCATGTAGATATTTCTACCTCTGAAAGGAATAGTGATTTCACCTAGTGTTGACGCTGGAAGATTAGTAGCACTACATAAAAATGCCATGCTCTCTGTTTCTCCACCAACAGCAGCAAAACCTGGAAAAGGTAAAGTAACCTTAAACTGGTTTGCTCTAGCGCCTCCGCCTTTAAGTTTAGAAACAAAATCTGATATATTAGCCATTTTCTATTTCCTCCCTTAACCTGCTACTTCACTAAATGCAACACCTGATCGTGTAGCAATAAAGTTAAGTTTGATGAAGTTGATTGAACGATTTGGTTTGATAAAGATATCAGCAATAAATTCGTTTCTATCTATAACTTCACCAGTATTGTTAGTTTCGTCACACACTACTGAAAAATCAGTAAGTCCTCTTCTACCTTGAATATCTCTTAGGAAAGGTTCTACTAAGTTTCTAAATTGTGCTCTTGTGAACTCATCATTGAACTCAAAGAGTTGGAATTTAGCAGCAGTAGAGATTGCTTTCTCTAAAGTGATAAACAGTCTTCTAACATTAATTCTGTCAAAAGCACTAGGTTTAGTTTGTGCTGTTTTATCTCCGAATAGTACAGTACCTTGACCAGGGAATGTCACAACAGGATTTACTCTTGCTTTATACAAGTCGTCTCGTTGTGTCTGGTTAGGATTGAACGCAAGTTTAACTGCACCTCTAATTTGTCCTCTACTGAAACCAGCAGGTGAGAAGTGAGGGTCAGCAACTGTGTCTGTTCTTGCACATAGTCCAGCGATGTCACCACATAATGGCACAAATCTGTATACGTCATTGTATTTGTCGTATTGATATTTGTATCCACTATCGATAACAGCATAAGAAGAACTTGATAGTCCGTCTGCAAATGCTTTAACATTTGCTGTTTGTGCGATTGGATCTGATACGTTCACAACATCCGCTCTTGGAGGTGAAATAAACGCAACAATATCTTTTCTACCCTCTGCAACATCAATTACTTTAGTCGCATGTGTGTCACCAGTAGCGTCTGCTGCTGTTGCACCACCACCTTGTGAAGGTCCTGCGATTAAGAAGTTGATATCAACTGATTCAGCGTCAGCAAACTTATCGTATGCTAATGCCATTTCAGCAAGAGTAGGTTCATTGTCGTCTGTGCCACCACTTAATGATGTTGAAAACACCGTAATCGTAGCTGTTGAACTATTATCAAATGTTCTACCAGTTTTTGTTAAACCAGCAGTTGATAAAGTTGTTTCGTGATCCATCCAGTAAACGTATTCACTTGATCTGTAAATAACATCTACATAGTAGTTTGAATTGCCTTGTGCGTCTTTGGCGTCTGAAGCCTGAGACATTCCTTCAAATGTTTCAAGTACAGTTCCAGCAGTACCTGTGATACCACCGTCTTCGTCAACAACAGCGACATGAACTTCATCATTCGAACCACCTGCGTTTGATACATCATCAGTAGTTGTTGGCGCATTTGAGAAATTGAAATAATATTCCCAATATCTCTTGATATGTGCGTTATCTGCTACTGCGTGTCTTAATCCGCCTGTTTGTGTTGTGCCAGTTGCAGGATCGAATCTTGCAATGGTTAATAAGTGTGTTGAGATTGCTGTTATTTTGTAGTAATTGCCTGAAGGCGCAGCAGTAAAGTTACCACTTATATCGCCAAACTCTAGTATGTCACCCACTTGTACCTCTGTGCCGTCATCAATTGTGATAGTTGTATCGCCAATGGCCGCTGAAGCGTCATTGACTAAGTTATCACTTGCGATAGACGAAGCATAAGCTGTACTGTTTGTACACATAGAGACTTTTAGGTTATTACCTGCTGTACCAGCTTCTCGAGCAGCCCAATTGCCAACGGCACCTTGACCACTTCCATAATTGTCTAAGTAATGAGTTGTATTTTTAATCTGTAATCCTGTGCCATCATCTGTAGCATTTAGATTGCCAGTTACAGCTCTCACCACTCGTAGGGCATTTCCGTACTGTAAAAAGTTGGTTGCACTAAAAAAGTATTCGAATGTAGCAGCAGTTGGTTTCCCAAACACACTTACATATTCGTCTTCACTTGAAACCGTTACGATTTCGTCCATCGGCCCTTTCTCAGCAACGACACCAATAGCACCAATTGAAGTTGATACTGCCGGTATTACGTTAGTGAGATCCTTTTCAGTCACTAGAACGCCTGGTGATACTAAAAAAGCCATCTTGTTTTCTCCTTTGAGTAGTTAAATTTTAATATTAAAATCTTACGAAACTATTTATAAAATGCATGATTTACCAACCTTTCTTATAGGTGATTGGTGTCCATGTTTGACCGTAGGGATCTTTATATGACTCATCTTGTTCTAGACCATCCTCTATAAAACCAAAAGGTGCCATGTCTTGTTCCATCATTCTTGATTGTTCATCTACAAGTCGAGCACGAATATCTTGATCTGTTAATTCTTTGAAATATGTCTGATTTGATAACCACGCAAACATAACAAGGCATGCAACTAAATCATCATTTGCACCTTCTTCGGCTTCGTACTTTTCTTTACCTTTGAGTATATAAGTCGATAACTCACTAATAATATCAAAGTCTTGTATAATCAGTTTGTCATGTTCTATCATTGTCTTTAAGTTTGAACAACCTATTTTCTTTACTGCTTTTGTTGTTCGTAATCCTAATTGTGACTGTCTACCACTAAAACCTGTACCTGCAACTTGTCCTGAACGACCTCGTTGATTGACCATAATAAGATTATCATATTCTAAATCAAACTGCATTGTGTCTGCAACTTGACCACCTATATCATTTACTTCAATCAAGACCTCTGCATTGTTATATGATTTTGCAATCTTGTGAACTATCTGAGGAAACACTAAAGGTTTTATTTCATTGTTTTTATACTTTGCAACTATTTGATAAGGTATTCTTGTTGCGTCAATGACAACAAATGCTGAATTATCGTTTACTGTTCCTCTTGCAACATCAACTGTCATAACATATCTTTTATCTTTTTGTGGTTCTTCATACATATCAAGTCCTGCATTACTTGTTTTAGGATTAATATGTGACATTGTTCTTAATTTAGAACTATTAATAAGTGTATCAACACTACCTAAGAACTCACACTCAAACTCTGTTTGAAATTGTTGCTCACTTGTATTCTTTATTGTTTCTTCTTTCCATTTTTCGTCACGACCAGGTACCTCTGACCAATGCACTTCGATAGGTTTATAACTATTGCGTTCATGCACAGCGTCATTCCACAATTTGTAAAACATGTTCATACCATGTGGTGTAGAAACTATCATTACTTTAGAACTTTTACCAGATGAAATAGTAGGATAAACTGAACTGAAAAATTGTTCTGCAATATTTGTAGGAACATATGCGAACTCGTCTAAGAATATAATATTGTAAGAACCACCACGAACAGCACTAGAAGAAGTAGCGGCGGCAAGTATTCTACTACCATTCTCTAATTCTAAACTACCTTTGTTCCAGTTAATAACACCTTGTTGTATAAACTTAGGTAAGTTTTCATATGCAAGTTGTAATCGACCTAGTAAGTCTCTTGCGATTGCGGCTTTGTTTGCCAGTATCGCAATATTCACATTCGCATTAAATATGGCATAGTGTAGTAAGTATGCAATAATTGTAGTTGACTTACCTGACTGTCTAGGTAATTTACAAATACTAAAACGATTGTCATGAAATGTATCAACCATTTCTTTCTGAAAGTTAAACATCTTGAATGGTTGTAGACCATGATCAAGTGTCACTATCTTTAAATAGTTTTCTATAAAATAGATAGGGTTATCTTGACAGCGTATAAATTCTTCAACTTGTTTTTTTGTAAATCTAGTTTTTTGATTTGCCGCTTTAAGATTAGGATTACCTAGATAAGTTTTATTTTCCATTTTTCTTTATCAACTTTTGCAATTCTGCTGTTGAACCAACAAATAGATTATTCTCAACTTTATTAGGTGCTTTCTTTGTTTCTTCACCTAACTTCTTCATCTTCTCTTGCAACTGTAAAAGTTTTTCTGTAACTTCGCCTACGTTTTTTATTAACTGTCCTGCAACTTCATATGTTCTTGGATGCTCTGTTTCTTTTGCAAGTGTTAATATACCGTCTATAGCGTCTTGTCCTCTTTCTACAAGATTATACAAATTCTCACGACTATATTTGTAATCGTTAGTGATATCCTCTTGTTCTTTAGGGCGAGGTATTACAGGTTTACTT